ATGAGGGTCAGTTTCCGTCGAGAGGATGCGGACGTAAAAGTATTCCCTAAGAGTGAGAAGACTACTAAGGAAGATACTGCTGCTCGTGTTATCTCCATGAGAGGAGAACGATTCAACATAGAGGTTGGCAGATATTTAAGACCAATCGAGGAGAAAATTTTTGAAGCGATAGGATCACTTTTTGATCATAGAACAGTTTTTAAGGGAATGAATGCTGTGGATCAGGCAAAATTAATGCGAGAGAAATGGGATATGTTTACTAATCCGGTAGCCGTTGGTCTAGATGCCTCTAGATTTGACCAACATGTGTCTAGAGAAGCCTTAGTGTGGGAGCATTCTATTTACAAGGAATGCTTTAAAGGTACTCGACATAGAGAGCAATTGGGTAAGATCCTCAATCTACAATTGAAGAATCACTGTAAGGGATATACAGAGGATGGCTCAATTTCATATGTAGTTGATGGTGTTAGGATGTCAGGTGACATGAACACAAGCTTGGGTGCTTGCTTGATCATGTCATGTATGATATGGACATATGCTAAAAGTCTTGGCATACGAGTACAGTTAGCCAACAATGGGGACGATTGTGTGGTATTCATGGAAAGTAGTATGCTAGATAAATTTACTCGTGGCTTGTCGAAATGGTTTAGGGATATGGGATTTACCATGAAAGTGGAAGATCCTTGTTACCAGTTCGAAGAGATAGAATTTTGCCAGACCCACCCAATTTGGGTCGTTTCAGGACATAGTGATTACATTATGGTCCGAGACCCTTTTAAAGGTATTGCCAAAGACACGGCGTGTCTCCACCCATGGACAACTGAGAAGATGTTTAGGGGATGGTTGGATGCTGTAGGTACCGGTGGTTTGTCGTTGACCGGCGGTGTACCCATCTTCCAGGATTTTTATAAGATGTATCAGTTACACGGAAAATACTGGAAAGGTGCTTGGTCAGACTTTAGTTGGGGAAGGCGTTCATTGATGCAGGGAGTCAAGCGTGAATATTCTGATATTCATCCCCGCACAAGGGCTTCCTTTTACTGGGCATTTGGTATTACACCAGATGCGCAAATAGTAATTGAGAAATATTATCGAGAATGCAAGATTGATTTTACTCTTGGATTTGGAGACGTAATATTCCAGTGCCCTCAGCCTTATTAATAGTTCACGACCACTAAGTCGTTAAACTGGAGTTCCATGAGCTGGAATAGAAAGATAGTTCCGTTTGATTGCGTAACAAATCATTGGGTCCGTTGGGATAATTGGTCCAAAACGTTCACTACGATCTGTAGTGGTAAATATTTACGTGCTAAACAAAATGCCGAACGACTGCACGGCACCATCCTGGGAGATCGTTAGTATAGTTAGCTCTGGGAAGAGCAAGTAAAACGTGCGCTTGTAGCAATCATTCTATCTGTAATTCGTATCCTAAAGGTTCCCTTCTGATGTACAGTCTCCTTGTGGCCAGGGGATCCAATACATGCCACCAAAATTGCAAAGAAACAAATCCATGCGTAAGAGAGTTCGCTCTACGCCAAAATCCGACAAGCTTGTTTGAGCTGTCGCTAAACTTAACGTCGCCGGACCTGGACCGGCAATCTCAACTAAGG